TCATCTTGGAGGGATCCAGTTCGGCGGCCTCGGCCTTCCAGTAGGCCAGCAGTCCGCCGTTGCGGCCCTTGACGTTCTGCGCGGTGTCGGCGCGGGACTCCTGGTCGAGGATGTTGACGATCAGGCGGTTGCCGGCAACCGGCACGCGGGTGACGTCGGGGAACAGCACGGACTGCGACTGGGCGACGTTGAGCAGCTTGGCCGCGTAGTCCGGCGGCACCAGATAGCCGCCCTCGGCGTCGGTGGTGATGTTCTGGCCGGACGCGGCAGAGCGCACGGAAGCGTACTCCGCCAGGCGCGGATCCATCTCGCGGCCCGCGCGCGCCACGCAGGAGAAGAAGTCGCCCATGCTGCGGAACTTGTCCGCGGCGGTCTTCACGGCGTCGACGCCGGACTTGATCGCCTTGAGGTTGCTGGACTGCTGCTCGGTCTCAGCGTCGAGCGCTTCCTGCATGGTCTCGATGCGTGCAGTCAAGTTGGCGACCTCCGTGTTCTTGGCCTTCAGGGCCTCGATGTCGGATTCGTCGTTGTTGGCAAGCTGAACGGCCTGCTCCCGGGCCGCCTTCAGCTGCTGGTTCATCTCCTTCAGGGACGAACGCATCTGTTCAATGGTCATAATGATTTGCCTCCTTGTCGTCTACAGTGAGATAGGATTTGAGCAGGGTCCGCAGCAGCGCGGCCCGGGCTGCCTCACGTTTGCCGTTATTTTTCTCCGGCTCGTCGTCCGGATCGTCTTCGTCCGGATCTTCGGGATCGTCGGGTTCTTCCGGCTCGTCGGGTTCTTCCGGCTCGTCGGGATCCTCCGGCTTTTTCTCGGCCTGCGCGCGTAGCGCGGCCAACTTGAGCGCGTGCGCGCTCAGATCGGCGCAGGCGGCCACGCGCATTTTCGCCGGCGCGGCCTCCTCGTCGATCAGGCGGTCGGCAAAGCCCTCTTCGATGGCCTTTTCGCCGACCATCCAGGTGCCGTTGCCGTCGGGACCCTGCAGAAGCGCCAGGATCTCCTCACGGCTGCGGCCCGTGCGGCGCGCGTAGACGTCGATCTGGGCGTCGCGCAGATCCTCCAGGAGCTTCGCCGTCGCGGCGTGTTCGTCCGCGCGGCCTGCCACGGCGCTCCAGGGCTCGTGGATCATCACGCAGCCGGCGCGGGAGATGCGGATCTCGTCGCACGCCATGGCGATGATCGAAGCCGCCGACGCCGCCAGGGTGACCATCGCCACCGTCCGGCCGCGCCCGCTGGCCGAGTAGGCGCGCAGCATCTCGTGGATCTGCTGGCCGGCGAACGCGTCGCCGCCCGGAGAGTCCAGCCACACGCGCAGCTCGCCGGATATGGACATCATGGCGTCGTGCATCTTCTGCGGCGTCGTCTCGTCGCCCCACCATTCCTCGGACTCGATCGCCGAGAGGATGTACAGGTCGCCGCCGTCGGCTGCCTCCGCCAGACTCCAAAACTGTCTCATAGGTAACACCTCCGTGGATTGCCCGCGCCCGGCGGGAGATAGGGATCTTATGTCAGCATCGGCCCGGGTGAAAACTGCCCGAAGCCCCGGCCCTTGCCAGATCCCCGCCCGCCGTGATGAAGTAGTAGCGGACGCAGGCTTATAGCGAGATGGTATCGGACCATCACAACGCCGGGACGGCATGGGACCCGTCCCGGCTCTTCCGGCGCTTAGAAGCTTGTGGGGGAATGGAAATGCAGGAGGTAGAACCGCGCCGGAAATCTTAAACAAACTTACTGGGCGTCGCCCTCGTCGCCCTGCTCATCGCCCTGCTGCTGGCCGCTGCCCCCAATAAAGCCGCCCAAAAGCAGCTCCGGGTGCTCCGTCACCACGCGCAGCGGAATCAGGTCGCGCGCGATCATCAGCTCGTTGCCGTACTGCAGATCGGGGAGCCCGTCTTCGCGGCGCGCCTCGTTGGGCGTCATGTACGCCGAGCGGATGGCTTTGCTGTGCTTGTCGGCCATGGCGGACGTGTCGCCGCGCTTCAGCGCGTCCATGTCAAACCTAAAGCCGTAGCCCTGGCAGACCTCCTCGTAGGTCAGCAGCCGCCGGTTGAAGCTCTCCTCCCACTGCTTGACGATTGGGAGGATGGTGAGCTTCAGGAACTCGGCCACGTCCTGCTCGGAGGTCGAATAGCCGCTGCTGTTCGTGTCGCCCAGCATCCTCGGCGGCATGTTGTACACGGTCGCCACCTTGCGCTTGGTGATGTTGTCCACGTCCAGCACCTTGGCGTCCACCACGTTGCCGGTGATCCGGTCCGCGGTGATGCCGCTGTCCAGGATGATCAAATGCCCGCGCGACTGCTTGTAGGCGTCCAGAAACGCCTGCGTGTGCGCGCGGCGCTTCTCATCGCTCAAGGCGGTCGGATAGGTCAGCACGATCGAGTCCTTGACGCCCTCGAGCTGGGTCACGCTGAATTCCTGAATCTTTCGGTCGTAGTTGAGCGTGCCGGCCAGCACCTCGATGGGCGATATGCTCTCCACGCCGTCGGTGGACATGTGGTGCAGGGCGATGACGTAGCTCGAGTGCACCACCGCCTGCCGCCCGTCGTCCAGCGTGATCTGGTACCAGATCTCGCCGGTGTCGGTGTTGCGCAGCGGCTGCACCCTGGTCGGCTCCAGCACGTCCAGATGGTCCACCGTCACGCCGTCGTCCCGCGGCACGATCAGCACATAGGCCGCGCCCGCCGTGTTGCGGCACGCCTCGATGGCCAGCTTAAACGTGTACGGCGTCGAGTTCGCGTTGGGCGAATAGCCCACGCAGCGCTCGCGCGGATCGTCGCGCTGGATCTCGTAGCCCTTGTACAGGTGCAGCGGCATGCACGCCATGGTGTGCGCGATGCGGCTGACCGCCGCGTAGATCGCCTCCGACCCCTTGAGGTCGTTGCGCGCCTTCGCGCCCACAATCGCGTTGTACAGCGACATCGGCCCAATGGCTTCGGGATGGTCCCGGCTGCGCTTGAACCAGCGGTCAAAAAACGCCATGTAAACCCTCCTCAAAGAGTTATAAAGGTCACCCCATCGCCCTCGATGGAGCGGCCCGCGGGATTGAGCCGCATCTGCTCGGCGTGCGCGTCGATCAGCGCGGCAAAGCCGTCAATCTTCTGGTACTTGCCGGCCTTGGTCGGCAGCCAGTTTTCGTGTTCCGCGTCGCGGGTGCCCTGACGGATCTTCACGTTGTCCAGGTACCAGCGGCACAGCGGGTTGTTGTTGGTCACGAGCCGGCCGTCGAGCAGCAGCTCGCGCATGTCTTTCATGGGCGCGTTCAGCGTCAGCGGCCCCTGACGCACCAGGTTGACCGGCAGCCCCGCGGCCTGCATGGACTGCACCAGCCGCATGGCGTTCGCCGGGTCGTAGCCGATGGACATGATCTCGTATTTTTTCGCCGCGTCCACAAACCACTGGTAGATCAGCTCATACTGCACGTAGTCGCCCGGCACCAGCGTCAGGAACCCCTGCATGGCCCATTCGTAATACGGGATCTTCTCGTTGTCCATCTGGGCTTTCTTCTCCGGCAGCCAGGTGTGCCCCAGCCAGAAGACGCGCCCGTCGTCCAGCGGAAACTCCAGCGCCGCCGCCGTAAAGTCCTCCGTCAGGGACAGGTCAAATCCGCCGTAGCACTCCCGGCCCTCGAGGCCGTGCTCGTCGAACGTCGTATTGTTGCGCTCCAGCACACTGTAATCGACGTATTTGGCCTCGGTGCTGTTGGTAAAGATGTTGAGCTGCTTGCAGATAAAGTCCGCGCGCTCCTGCGGGATGTGTTTGGACCGCTCCCAGTCGTTCTTGAGTTGCTCAAGATCCAGCAGCACCCCGATGGACGGGTTGGCCTTGATCCACAGGCTGCTGTCCTCGATGTCGTCGTCCTCGTCCAATTCGCAAATGAACGCAAACATGCGGTCGGCGACGTCCTCCCGCAGCTTGCCGGGGATCATGGCGTCGGTGAAGAGCTGGTAGAAGTACATCAGCGGCCCGTCGAGCACCGTGCCCATGGTCGTGATGTAGATCGCCAGCGGCTGCCGGCGCTTGTTCATGCCGCGCTTGATGACGTTGATCAGCTTAAAATCCCGGTAGGCGTGCAGCTCGTCGAACACCGCCATGGCCGGATTCAAACCGTCCAGCTTCCGGCTGTCGCTTGCCCGGTGGCGTATGCAGCCGTTGGTCCGGTCGTAGTAGATCGCGTCCCGAAGCACCCGGAAGCGCTTGGCGATCTTCGATTCGCGGATCTGCGTCGCGCACTCGTTGAACACGATGGCGGCCTGCTCTTTGCTGTTGGCCAGCAGGTACACGTCCGCGCCGCGCTCGTCGTCCTTGCTGACCCCGAACGAGGCGTTGCCGGATACCATGGTCGATTTGCCGTTGCCACGCCCGACCACGATCAGCCCCTCGTTAAATCGGCGCAGCCCGGTCTCGCGGTGCACCCATCCGTAGAGGTTGGCCTCGCAAAACCGCTGCCACGGCATCAAGTAGAAATGGTCATACGCGCCCTTGCTGGGCGTCAGGTACTTCTCCATGTAGACGATCGGACGGATCGCCCGCTCCTCGTCGAAGATCCACGGCCACTCGGGGTCCTTTTTCGACCGATCCAGGTCGGCGAAAAACCGGCGGCAGGCCATCTTGACCTTCTCACAGACCAATACCTTGCCGTCCAGTGCGTCGCGCGCGTAGTCGTAGACGCTCTGGATGACCTCAGAGGTCGTCGAAGTCGTCTCCATCGCTCTCGGCCCTGGGCTGACTCGACTCCCGCGCGATCAGGCCGAGTGCCATCATCGTGCGGCGCTGCTGATCCATCAGCTTGATCAGCTGGGTGACGCTTTTGTTGTCCTTCCAGTATCGCTGGGTGCCGTTCCTGGCCTCGCCGCCGATGCCCCGCTGCGCGATGTCCGCAGACAGGCGCTCTTTCAGGCGCTCGCTGCGCACCAGATCCGCGATCAGCATGGCGTGCTGCGGCCGCAGATCCTCGCCGCCCAGCGCGTCGGCCAGCGCGTCAAACCGCGCGGCCAGATCGGCGTCGTCGGGGAAGTACCGCGCGCCGTCGCTGATTGTGATTGCTTCCATGTTCGTACCTCATCAAATTTTGATCACGCGCACGCCCGTCGGCGGCTCCGGCTTCGGTTCTCCGGCGCCCTTCTCCGGGTGGCGCTTGTTGTGGCAGGCGTCGCACAGGCTGATCAGGTTGTCCAGATCCATCGCCCGGCTCGGATCCTGCTCCACCGGTACAATGTGATGCACCACGGTCGCCGTCCGGGGCTTGACCACCTCGCCGCGCCGCTTCGCCGCCAGGCAGTCCTGACAAATGCCGTTGTCGCGCATCAGCGCCAGCGCGCGCGCCCGCCGCCACGCGGCCGACTTGTAAAACGGATCCGGCTTTTTATCGTATCGCATTGCCAAAAACGACGAAAAGCGTCAACGTTGACGCTTTTCTGTTTCCCTTGTCCTTCGGTCGAGTGTACCATATCACAAAATGACCGGTACTATCAAGGTCCAACCGGGTCCGTTTTTCGCTATTCACCTTCACCAATCGTTATTTATGTGCGTGAATCATTTTTCGCCGTTCAATTCCCGCAGTTTTTTCTTGAGATCCTCAATCTCCTCCGGCGTCAGTCCGGTGTCTTCATAGCGACCGAGCCGCTCCATCAGTGCGCCCTTGGACGCGTTGGTCCAGTACTTGCTGGCGTTGGTCGGGCCGTTGTACCATCCCGCCGCGCGCTCGTGTACCAGCCGGTCATTTACCGTCAGCATGTTTCATCGCCTCCATTTTTTTCATATATTCCTGCACGTCCTCAATGATGGCCATCCGGTCGCAAAAATAATAATGGCAGTCCACTTTGATCAGGTATGGGCACCGGCCGCAAGATTCATTGGCATTCTCATTATGCTTTATACAGCCCAACGTTCTTATCATCAGCCCCAGATGCGGCACCTTGTCCATCACTTGCCTCCCTCAATCCGGTCGAACGGCTCATCCCAGTTGATCGTCAGATCCATCCGGTCGAACACCTCCTGCGTCAGCTCGTCATGCGTCAGCGTCATCACCAGTTTGTCGTCCAGCGATTTGAGCACCCGCATGCTCCGCGCGGCGCCAAAGCCGAATTCCTCGTTGAGCGCCAGGCACACCGCGGCGTAGCACGCCTTAATGATCGGCACCGAAGCGTCTTTAAATCCGGCCTCATAGCCGCGGTCGAATTCGCGCTTGACGTCCTCCGGCGTGATGCCGTTCTGAATCAGTCCGGCGACGCGCTGCTCATAAGTGTAGCTCTCGATCAGCTTCCGGCTGCGCCCGGTCTCGCTGCGCATCATCGCGCGCCGCTGGGCACGGTTTGCCATGTCCATCCCTCCTATCCCACACTCAGCACCGGCACGTTGACGCCATCCCAGTACAGGATCTCAATCCGCGCCAGCAGCTCCTCGGCCGCGCGCTTGATGCGCTTGATGCTGCTGACGGAGTAGCCCATGTCGTCCGCGACCTGTCTGAGCCCCATGCCCTCCAGCCAGCAGCGCAGCATCACGCCCGCGTAGTTGTCGTCCAGCGTCTCGGCCAGGTACACGCAGCACGCCCGGTCGGCGTCCATCTGCTTTTGCGCCTTGTTGCGCTCGTCCAGCAGCTCGTCCACGTTGGCCACATAGTCCAGCAGCCGCATGCTCGCGTCGCCACTGCCGCGGC